CCAGCGACGCCGGGGCCGAACAACACACAAACCATCACCGCGTACAGCAAGTACTCGATCTTTGTCATGCGCTTGTCCCCATCACGCAAAGAGCGATCTATGCTGTTATAGCGCTCCGAGCAGATGGCTTCATGCACAGCAAGCTTAGTCTCCACTGTTTCCATCTTCAACCTTCGGCTCTGGAGGCTTTGCGGCGTCCTGAATTGCTTGGATCAGTTGAAAGACTTCTTGGTAAGGGCGTGTACCCAAGTAACCGAGAAGTTGGTTTGCTGTTTCAATTGGCAGTTGCAGTTTCATTAGTTGCTCCAAGGTGTTCCCGTTGATATTTTAGGCTGTTTCTTTTCGTTGATCTGAGCCATCAATGCGGCTTCAGTCGCTGTCTTGTCTACGCCATTCGACCAGATCCAACCTAGCACCGTGGCTTCAGTCAAGTTAGCATAAGCAATGGTAGGCGTACCGTCAGCCCATGAGCAAGTTGAGTAGATAGAAGCTGTATGCTCGCCATCTACGGCTGTTGCTTGCCAGTGAGCAGTGGTCACAAAACCATCGGCTGTTTTACGATCAAGTTGTGAGATGTTCCAAGTTATAGACATGATTTTCCTTTAAGGCTGTGTAGGCCAAGTGATTGTCCAAGGGAAACCAGACTGCGCAGTGATGTCGCGCAGGGCTTGACGGTATGTAACCCAGACCACAGGAATCTGAATGCCAAGGCTGTCCTGAGCATTTTGGTCTATAGCTTTAGTCACCACCCAGTCGCAGTCTTTGAGCATTTCTGTACGCTGTCTGCGTACATTTGCGGCTTGTTCTGCGTCTTTCATCGCACGGTAGTCAGCTTCGTTCTCAGCGGCTGTTTTGGCAGGCTGGAAGTCTGTGGCTGGCGTGTCTGTGAACACTGGGCCAAGGATGTACTTGGTGTACCACTTGCCGTCAATCTGCTCTACGCCGTCTTGCTGTGAGTATTGGTAGACAGTGCCGCCTGTGGCTTGTGGGCCTTCAAACACAATGTCTGACTCAAAGCGATTGACTGCTTCTTCAGATATGCCACTCAATGACTTGGCGTAGGTCTGTGCAACCCACTTTTCCCACTCGTGCTGAAGTAGCACTTGACCTGTTGATCTGATTCGTATTTGCATGATTTTTCCTTATGCGATTGCCAAGAAGATGTAGCTTGCGGCATTTGTGTTGATTGCCGCCAATATGGTTGCATCTAAAGCAAATCCTGTTGAAACTGTTGTAACAGAACCAAGTGTTGCAACTTGAGCCGCTTGACTGTTTACAAGTAAATATGGGTCTGTCACTGTAGTCATGCCACGGGCTGTGTCGTATGTGTACCAATCACCAGTTGAATCTGTGCGCTTGATAAGAACAAACCTTGCACCGCTTGTGAAACCGCAGTTGATTGTTTGTGTTGAGCCATTTCCTGTATAACTTCCTACTTTAGAAACACCAGCGCAAGTGGCAAAGAGGTAGTTAATATAAGTCCCAGTATTTTGGTTCACATCCCCATTATTTCCAAGCGAAAACACAGTAGATGTGGGCGTTGTATTATTCCAAAAATCTGATCCAACTTCTTCTGCCTGAGTAGAGTTAAGACGCATAGCTTTTGTATTCCCCATCCCCGCCGCGTATACCAGCCAACCAGAAACACCACCTCGCTGTTTAACAATCATTAACTCAGGCACGGCCGCCAAGTTATGCGATATTGTTCTATTTGCACCAGTACCTGTATAGCAAACTACATCAAGATAGCTAGGGGCGCGGCTAAAAGCGTAAATTGCTTTTTTGGTAGCGTTCCCGTCATTACTAATTAAAGCTGTATTGCTTGCCCAATTAAAAAACTGATAACCCGTGTATTCATCAGTTGTGCTTGTTGTTCTCATGTAATTTGCATTTTGTAGACGTGAACTAATGTTTCCATCAAATGCAGTAGTATTTACATAACCTTGAATTGCTAAATCTGAAACAAAGTTAGTTGTTAAAGTTCTTGGGCTTACTGTTGTATTTGAAAAAGGCGCAAACACACTAGTCCCACTTGTAGGCACTTTCATTGGGCCTCTACGAATGGCTATATAAATGTAAGTAATACCCGTTCTATTTATATTTGTACTAGCGCCTGTCTCTAATCCAAATCCTGTGGCTACTGGCTTTACAAATGCGCCACTCTCAGCCGCTTCAGGGTCAGCGCTATTAGCTTTTAAGCGAAGAACATTTGACGAATAACTTGCGCCACGCATGGTGTCAATTAGCAACCATTCGCCAGAACTAGCAAAAGTTCCTGATGCCGCTTTTACAAGCAACCATTGCGGCTCATAACCCAAAGTTATGGTTTGTGAACCGCTGTTACCCGTGTAACTTCCACAAGAAATAACATTGTCTGTTCCAGTTAAACCAAAGCCCCCTGCGTTGTGAGCAAATAGGTAGGCGACGTAGGTTGCGCCAGAAGCGTTAACTTGACCATCGTTTGAAACAGTAAAATTTGTGCTTGTTGGTGCAATATAATTTGTATTATCCCCCCACCAAAATTTACCATTTACATTTTGTGCGCCGGTAGTGTTAAGCACAAGAAGTCCATCTCCTGTGTCGCTGTTTACGCCTCTGTGATAAACAGCCCACGCATCTGCGCCACTTGTTTTTTTAACCATAATGCAACCGGGAGTGCTACCAAGACTATGGCTAATTGTTGTTCCCGCAGTACCATTCCCCGTATAAGTCACAACATCAAAAAACTTTGGTTGCTCTCGCAATGTCCATGAAACGTAGGTTTCGGCGTTAGTGTTGTAGTCAGAGCCAGAGCCAATCGTAAAACCAGTTGAGCTAAATGCTGTTAACCCTGTGGCCTCAGTTGTTTGGGCGGCAGTTGAATTTGACTTTAATGCTTGTGTAACCCCGCGAACAGTATCTGTTAATTGATGATTTTTTGCACTTCCATTTCGGCTTTTAATCCAAACCATTCCACTTTTTGTAGATAAATCAATGTTATTGGTAATTGTTAATGCCGCACCTGTACCTGTGTAAAGCCAAGTGCTAAACACATCTTCAATGTAAACAGGAGCCGCTCCGCCTGCGCCTTCGCCTAACAATAGTTGCTGTGTTGAACTCATATTAGGTCACATTTCCTGAAACGACACACAGGGTGCTGGTAATGAACAGTACAGTTGCTACACCTGCCGCCGCCAAGGTCATCGTGGCTTTGTCAGTGAATGTGCCTGCAATGTACGCCGTTGTGATTGAGCAAGTGATTGTTGCTGTACTAGCGGTGTTGTTGAAGATGGTGATAACGTCACCAGCCGCAAACGTAGCATCAGGGATCACAATCGCACCGCTTGCGCCAAGCAAGATGTACTCGCCAACGTCAGTTGTAGCCAGTGTGTAGGAGCTAGTCTTGGAAGAGCCTGACTGCGGGACTTTGCGAACGTTACCGTTTGAGTCTGAGATGATGCCAGCAACATCTAGTTTGCTTGCAGGCGTATTTGTCCCAATACCTACATCGCCTGACGAGGCAATACGCATACGCTCTGTGTCATTAGTAGTAAGAAGCAATGCATGATTACTTCTTGAACCCATGTAAACCAAACTATTGGTATTGCTTGCAATAGTCTGAGCAATAACTCCTGTACCAGTAACAAGGCTAATTGCATTACCACTTGAATTGGCGAGTTCTAATGTTTTAAATCCACTAAATGTTGTAGGCGAACTTGTCCCAATACCTAGATTGCCATTCGCATCTAGCGTCATTGCTTGGGTAAAGGAGACTGTGTTCCCTGCTGTGCCTGATGCGGCTATCTGCCAAGAGTGAGCGCCATTACTAGATGATAAAAAATAATGAGTTGCAAAACCGTTATTTCTATATTTATAAGCCCCAGTAGAATCAAAAAACGCATTGTTAAGCAACCCTAGACCAAAACTAGAGTAAGACCAAAGAGACCCGCCAGTAAGCTGTAATGCTCTTTCGCTATTGGCTGTTCCCCAAGCACTCGGTGTAACACCAAGCCCTAGATTAGTCCCATCAAAGACTAGTCCAGACCCAGTAGCCAATGCACTTGTACTTGAGGCGTAGACCACACCGCCTGATGTGAATGATGTTAAGCCTGTGCCTCCGTTAGTGGTTGCCAATGTACCAGCAAGTGTGATAGTTCCAGACGTGGTGATTGGGCCACCAGATGTGGTTAAACCTGTTGTGCCGCCCGATACTGCAACGCTAGAGACAGTACCAGCCGCACCGCCTGAAGATGCCAACAGCGTAACAGTACCTGCGCTGTTCTTTGCGTAAAGCTTCATGTCAGCAATGTTTAAGCCGAGTTCTCCGTTGGCTAAGTTACCAGACGTAGGAACAGCAGAAGCCGTCGTGCTGTAGTACAGCGATATTGGGGTGAAGCCTGAAGCCGCCATTAGAATGTTCCTCCGAAGATGCCAGTCGTGGCATTTAAAGTCGTAAATGCGCCAGTTGATGTCGTAGTCGCACCAATCGATGTTCCGTCAATTGTCCCACCAGTGATAGCTACAGTACCAGCGTTCTGCGTGGACATGGTTCCTAAACCAGTGATCGCTGTGTTAGGGATCGTGGTCGAAGCTGTTACTGCTGAAGTTCCGTTACCAGACAAGTAACCAGTCAGTGTCGTAGCTCCAGTTCCACCGTTTGCAACTGGAAGGGCTGTACCAGAATAAGTGACAGCCAAAGTACCGCTTGTTGTAATGGGGTTACCAGACACCGATAAGAACGACGGGACACTCATGTCCACACTTGTCACCGTACCACCGAAAGAAGGGGTCGCAGAGATCGTGATACCACCAGCACTATTTGAGATGCTGACGTTTGTACCAGCGGTCAGGTTAGCTAGGGTGTAGCCTGTTCCGTTACCGATAGCCAACTGACCATTGGTAGGCGTAGCTGTTAAACCAGTACCGCCGTAGGCAACTCCGATTGTTGAGCCATTCCATGTTCCAGCACTCAGCGTACCCACACCAGTGATACCAGTGTAAGAGCCGCTCAAACGAGCTGTTCCTAGCGTTCCTGAGCTGATATTGGATGCGTTGGTTGTGTCGGTCGTTGCAGAAGCCGCAAGACCTGATACTGCACCAGAAGCAATTGCAATCGCTGTGTTGGTGACCAAAGTCAACTGACCTTGAGCATTAACAGCAAACACTGGTACTTGCGAGGCAGAACCGTAGGTTGCGGCTGTCACAGCAGTGTTGGCTATGTTGAATGTATAGGCAGGAGACTCGGTTAAACCAGTGCCTGCTGAATAGACCAAAGGAGCGCCAAACTGTGCAAAGACAATCGCTGTTGTACCTACAGTAATAGGTAGTGGAGTCTGTTGTACCCAAGACGTATTGGCTTGTGTTGCACCTGCTGTGATCAGGAAGAAATCACCAGCATCAATCTTGTCTACGCCTGTGCCTGCGGTATCAAAGTCTGAAGCACGAGTAAGGATGTACGGAGCGCCAGCAGATCCAGTCTGCGTAACCGTGTACACACCGTTATTTGCCTGCGTAACTTCGTTCTTAACCAAGATACGATTGCCAACAACAACAGCCACGCTATCAACGCTCAAAGCGCCGTTTGCATTAGCAGTTAAAGTCGCACCAACACCAGAAGCTCCGTTGTTGTACGTGTTAGCCGCTAGAGCTGTAGTCGTTGCTAAACGACAAGACTGGTGAAAGTTAATACCAGACGCAATAGCGTCAGCATAGTCTTTGTTGACAATATCATTGCCAGTTGTTGGTGCGGTGGTGATCGTTCCAGTGGTCATTGCCACATTGGTAAACGTTCCAGCCGCGGCACTACTCGCACCAATTACAGAGCTGTTGATTGTGCTACCAGTGATTGTCAAACCAGAGGCTGTACCGCCTGTGATTGCAACAGCAGAGGCATTCTGCGTAGACATTGTTCCCAAGCCAGTAATGTCTGTGCTAGGAATCGTAGCGCTGGCGGTCATTGGGGTTGTACCAGTACCCTTGACGTAACCAGTCAGGGTGTTTGCACCAGTACCACCGCTTGACACATTTAGTGTGCCTGACAAAACAACGACGCCTGTTGTCGCTGTTGCTGGCGCTAAACCAGTAGAACCAGCGCTGAAGCTAGAAACACCACCAGCCAAAGTGAAGCTATTCCAAGCTCCATTTGCATAACCCTCGAAGACTTGGGAGTCAGTGTTGTAGCGGATCTGACCACTAGCACCAGCAGGTTTTTGAGCTGTAGTGCCGTTGGGAACGGTGACGGCGCCCGTCCCGGGGAACTGGGCGTTGTCCGCAATCCCAAAGATAGGCGCACCAGACGCTCCATCTCCATTTGTGATGGTGATCTGATTTGCAACGCCAGTCATAATCCGTGGAGACACTGTCGTCCCACCACCAGTCATGGCTAACATACCATTGCCAGACAAAGCCGCTACAGAAGCCGCTACGCCACTCAAGGCAAGCGTTGGGTTACCACCAGTACCATCGGCATTAGAAACGCTTAAACCAGATCCTGACGTGGCTATAGAGCGGTTAATCAAGGTGCTGGCGCTGTCCTTAACAACAATGCCACCACCAAGCGCATTTAATTGGGAAACCGCTCCAGACAGAGAGATTTGATAGAAAGACTGTGCACCACCATCAGTTAACGTGATGCCTGAGTTGGTAGACAGGTATCGGCTGTTAGCCAGTGTAGGCTCTTGGTTCTTTGTAAGGAACGTCTGAGTTTGGTTTGGCGAAGATGAAATGGCGCTTGTCGTGGTCTGTACGGTCTGTCCATTTTGGACAATAGGTACGAGCTCCGTGCCCGTAATCGCGCCAGCCGTTGGTAGTTGGGTAATCGTTACTTGTGCGGACATATTATGGGCTCAGTTGGTCTAGGTTACCGTTGTTCTCAGGATCCTGAGTGTTACCCTCTGTCGAGATGATGAAGCTACCACCAGTGATACCGTTTTGCGTAGTAACAATGAAGTTGTCATTGGCGGCAACGCTCACGTCAGGACGTGGGAATCTGATCGTTATTCTCTCAGTTTTTCGGGCTGGCAATCGGTACGGGTCTTTCTCATCAGCACACCCCTGACCGCAAACCTGCAAACCGGGAAAATTTGGGTCTGGGCGCATCTCCGCATGGGCGCGTTTCATCTTGCATCTATCGCAAATAGCAATAGACAAAGTTGAGAGGCCACGGGTGTCGAGAAAGATGGGCATTATGCTGTGTAAACTCCAATGTTGGGTGCCAGATAAATGGGGCTACGGTCACGCTCTTCTTGCTCGACCATGTTCAGGTACTTCTCAGCCTGACCTTCGAGGTATTGGATGCGCGCCATGTCGACGCCGGGCAACTCTAGGCTCATCCTGTGCGCCAGCATCATCAAGGTGGCTTCGTACCACCGTGTTGGGATGTACAGCTCGTCAGTCAAAGCACCCACGTCCATGATCTGTTTGCTGTACCACACGGTAATTTGCACGAACGGGTCACTAGGGACGGGCCACAAGTACAGCGAAGGCAAAGGAATAGTGCGATCAAACCAGAATTGGAAGGGCTGGTTCGCTGTGAAGTTCTTGTTTGGCAGGTTGGTGTAGTCGTCGCGGTTTAGGCGAGACATGGTGATCTCGGTGGAATTATTTCCAACGTAGAACTCACGCAAAGCCAAGGTCGTACCACCAGAGGCGCGAACGCGGTAGTACTGGACGGCTTGCCCCGGGTTTATGTCCGTCCAAATCCACTTGTTATCCGTCACAGAGACCGTTCCAAGGCTCTCGAGCGTCGTCCAAGTGCTGTTATCTGTCGAATATTCGAGGGTTAGCGTCCACGTAGCGCTTCCACCACCTGCCACGTAGGGCAAGATACCGATGGAGCCAGCATAAATCTCTTGATTTGTACCAAAATTGGCTGAAATGTTGCCGTTTGCGCTTGTCTGTTGGCAAAACGTGTCTACGTCGTTGTCACCAACATTGGCAACCGTACCACCTGCGGAGCTTGAGTAACTGCAATCAGGGCGGCTCATCTTGCGATAGAGCACGTTTAGAGCGTCGTTTGCACCAGCGGGTAGGTTGTATATGTAATTGTTCGCAGAAACGCCCAAAACGATCTTATCGATGGCGAAATACTGTATTCCGATGTTGATCAGGTTCTGAAGCAGGAAGCTCAGGGACTGACGAGCGGATACAAGTTGCTCAGAGGTCAGCTCTTCTGCGAGTTTGCCAGCACGTCTCGCACCATGATCAATCAGGGTTTGGACATTGACTGTTTGACCGTATGTATCCGAGTACGCCATTGTTGTTCCTTACCAGCTTGGGCAGTTCCACCGTTGCATTGATGCACGAGCTCGACTACCCTTTTCGCTCTTTTCTGCTATAGGCTCCATTCTCGCGCAAAACGAGTCTCTGCGGGAGCCTCCTTGGGGTTGTGGAGCCTTTAAATTTGATCCTGTTTCACGGTTGTACTTGGCACGACCTTTGGCTGTCAAACCAGCGCCCTTGTCGGCAGGTAGCTTCTCACCGCGACCAATGGAGAGGCTGACCCCTCCATCCTTCATTTTGGCTGTTCTGGCGGATTGCTTGAAGGCTTTAGCCGTTGGCGCACCTTCGCTACCAACTCTGCGCATTTTCTCCCCAGAGCCTTCAGCGATTCTTTCACGTTTTGCATGAATGTTGGCATACAGACCACCTTCTTTAAATTCTTTACCCTTGTCAGCCTTGGCAAACTCTTTGCCGACCTTTTGAGAGATACCCACCTTCTTAGCAAACGCAGGGTTATGTGCAACCGCTTGCATCAAGTTGTGTTGAGAAGATGATTTGCTTGGCATGATTAGTCAGGGTTCTTGATGTAGATGCCTTCAAACTCAGCGGACACGTTTGACGGAGAAGTAGAAGCTACAGCTCTTACTTCGATGTCTGTCTTTTCAGTAAAGGCAAGAGGTGTGTGCAGGTCAACAACAAAGTCACCGTTGCCGGGCACCCGTGACGAGCTTTGCTGTCTAAACACGCCACCCAATGGGCGTTGGATCAACTGAAAGTTTGTCCATGCGTTTGCGTTTGTGTTACCAGACGTATAGAACAAGCCTGTTAAATACAAGGTGTACCCTGCTGGCACTGTCCAAAACGCCATTTGCGTTTGGTTTGCACCAATAGCAATCATGCCGTATACAGTTGCTGGTACGCCCGAAGTAACAGTGCCAGTGCCAGCGTAGATAGTTCCTACGGCAGTTGCACCAGAACCAGCGGTGGTTACATACATACGAGAAATACGCAAGTAACTGTTGCCAGTATTGACTGCTGTTTGCCCATCTAATAGGACAGACTCGCTAATTTCGTTGTAATTTGCATCAAGACCAAAAATAGCAATTGTTCTTGCGCCAGTTCCAGCAGAAGTATCGTCTGCACTTGAGCTAGAGATTTTCATTACAGTGGCAGAAGCGGGGTATGCATACGTTCCGCCTTGTGCCCAAACTGTTTCTACGGATGTGCCGACATCACCGTTGATGCCGAACTTAAATAAGGTTTTGTGACCATCAACTTGCCCACGGGCTACTTGCAGTTCAAATGGCTCATACGCACCTTGGCGTGTTGCAGAAGAATAAGTTCCCATGTGGGTCTCCAAATTTCAAATTAAAAGTGGGAGCCGAAGCCCCCACTTAGGTTCAGCACTTTACTGATCCGCCACGTTTCTTTGCAGGGGTTACTGTCACAGACTTTTCAGTCTTGGTGACAGAACCGTTTGCCTTATCAGCGATTGCTCGCTCTTTATCGGTAACGGAACCCATGCCAGACATCAGGCTCTTCGCACCCTCATACAGCTTGCGTGGAACGCTACGGATAGCTTTCGCCATGTCCATATCGCTCTCGCTTGGGCCGATTGATTTGTCGTAAGCGCCTTTTGACAGGTCAGTTACTTTTCCGCCATCTTGATACTTCAGGTTGCTCTGGGCTTTCGCTTGCTTCATCGCTGTTGCGTTCTCAGCTTTGAAGGCAGATTGCTCTTTCTTCTGGGCTGGGGTCACACTGCCACCCTTTTTAAAGGTGCCTGATTGACGATCATTGCTGACAGGAGCAGATGGTTTCTTAGCTGGGTATGCTACGGCGTGACCGCTGTTATTAACAGCTCCCCCCGTAGCGTAGTGCTTTTTTGTTGCACCGCCTTTTTTGTAACCACCGCCGTTACCTAACTTCACCTCACCTGTGGGGGCGCTGTTGTTGTCAGGTGTAGCTGTGTGCATCTTGGTGTCGCGATAAGCGCCGCCTTGGCCTTCGGTGTTGATGATGCCGCTCTTAGCGATAGCACCGCCCTTTTTGTAGCCGCCTTGACCGTTCACAACGCCGCCTGTGGCGTAGTTGCCGGGCTTCGTTGACTTCAAGACACCACCAGTAGCGCAGGCCATGCCGCCCTTTTTCATCTTACCCTTGCCATCAGCCGCAAAGTCAGGAACCATCTTCCCGTTCTTCTCGACCATAGCCATGCCGCCAGCTTTGAGACCTTTGTGACCCTTGCTTGCAGGCTTAGACTCGTGAGACTTCAGCTCTTTTTCAAGACCCTTCATCTTAGTCATCTCAGCCTTGTGCGTAGCCTTAGACTCGCCACCTTCTTTCATAGCGCCGCCCATACCCTTCATGCCCATCATAGCCGCACGACGTGCCGCCATAGCAGGACGCTTAGGACGAGCAACAGGCATCATGCCACCGCGAGCAGGCATAGCAGAAGCCATGGGAGTAGCCATAGGCGCACCCATCATTCCACCATCAGCCTTCTTCACGGATCCGCCTTTTTTGAGCTTTAACTCAATTGAAGGCTCAGTGGTCATCATTTTGACCATTGGTTTAAATTGACCCATGATTAACGCTCCTTCGCAACAAAGACGTAATCCACAGTCATTGTCTTTGCAACGGCTTCACCATTTTGGAGAGCGATTGACACAGTCATATCTTCGTCGTCAGGCAAGTTGGTGGTCACAGAAGTGCCCTTCACAACGCCGTTTACGGAGTATTGAATGCTTGATGCGCCATCGTAGTAAAAACCAAGACTAATAAATGTGTCGTTAGCCATAGTAGCCACGCTAGAGGTCGTAGTTGCTGTGCCGTTCTTCTCAACCAACAGGCTTACCGAAGTAGAGCCGTCTGCCTTGATAAAAAACACACCATCCGATACGTCAAGCGGGGTTGCATCGGTAATTTGAAGACCAATAACTACATCAGATTGAGTTGCGTCGCTAACCTTGAGGCGAGCCTCAAAGAAAAGCTCTTTGCCTGAAGCAAAGCGATATGACTCGCCTACTTTTTGCAAAGCAACAAGATCATCATCTGCGGCAGTGTTGGTGATCAAAAGTAAACCACCATCGCCGTCAGTCAAAGCCTGAGTAGCACCAGCCTGAGTCTCAGTTACAGTCCAATTTGCGGCTACATAGTAGTCAAAATCTTCATAGTAAGTGTGAAACTTTGTTGGTGCTGGCATTGTCAGATCAGCAAATGGTGAATCTTCCCCGACGTTTGTCACGCCATTTGGGAAACGGGTTACCAGTAAATTTGCCATTGTCTTTTCTCCTTAAAGCGCGGGGGGCGAACCCCCCACTTGGTTTTAGACGCCGGGTGTGCCGTACATCGCACGAGGATCAGTGAAGCCCACGTCGTAACGCTCTGTCGCCTTGTAGCGCATAGAGTCAGTTTCGAAGTCGCCTTCCATGGTCTTCTCGAGCTTACGACGCATCATGAGCTTCATGCCTTCAGGAGCGTCGGTTTGCACCCAGAATGCTGATGCATTGGTCAAACGTGACAACACAGCCGCGCCTTCGTCCAACAAACCGATGGACTTGACAGGGTTGATGTCGTTGTTTGCATTACCTGCGCGCAAGACGGATTTCAAGAGAACTTCAGCTTGGAAGACGTTGCCGGGGGCGACCACCAATTGGCGGGGCACAAGGCGAATCTTCTTACCGTTGTTGTCCACAGCTTGACGAATCTGGATCAACATCTGCTCAAGCGATGTCTGTGACAGATTGGCGGCTGTGCTCAGCAAGTTGCTGAATGTACCGTTAACGATTGGGTGTGAAGCGCTGTTCAAAGCTACGCCGTCGCCACCTGCTGTAGCACCGCCAGTGAAGGCGTTGTTCAACACGTTAGCAGACAATGTCTCTTTGGTCTCAATCAATGACTGAGCCAAGTGACGTGCGTACACCTGACCGATACGGATGTGGTCACCGTCTTCAACCAAAACTTTGGTCAAAGCAAATGCCAAGCCGTACACAGCGTACACGTAGCGTTTCAGGAACAGAACACCACCCTGTTGGTACGACACTGGTGTGC